TATTTGGGGTCCTTTCAGATGGTCTCCACCTTTGACACATCATATCAAACTACCATCAAGAGATAATGCTCCAGGTATTGATTGTGAGGTTATCTTTCTAGCTCTTGATCAACCCAAAGATGTTAGAAAACTTTTATCTATGGAACTTACTGGTGCGTGGGTGAATGAGGCAAGAGAGTTACCTAAAGCTGTAATAGATGGTTTGACACACAGGGTAGGTAGATACCCAACTTTATCTGATGGTGGTGCGAAACCATGGAGAGGTATCATTATGGATACTAACCCAATGGATGATGATCATTGGTGGTATAGATTAAGTGAGAAAGAAAAGATGAAAGGTAAATACAAATGGACTTTCTTTAAACAACCAGGAGCAGTTGTAGAATATACAAAAGAAGATTTACCAGAAAATCCAGAGGCTAATGGTTTTGTTATGTCAGCAAAGAAATGGTGGATGACAAATCCTAAATGTGAAAATAAAAAAAATCTTCCTACTGGTTACTATGAACAAACACTACTAGGTAAAAATTTAGATTGGATAAGATGTTATGCTCAAGGACTATATACTTATGTTCAAGAGGGTAAACCAGTTATGTCAGAGTATGATGACACACTTATGGCAGCAGATTTTTTAGAACCCGATATATCTTTACCTATACAAGTTGGTGTGGACTTTGGTTTAACTCCAGCAGCAATCTTTGGACAAAGAACTAAAAAAGGAACTTGGAATATTCTACATGAGTTAGTTACCTTTGATATGGGATTAGAAAGATTTGGTGAAATGTTAAAAACAGAATTAGCAAGTAAGTTTCCAAAGTTTGATGTGTTAGTACATGGAGACCCAGCTGGTATGAAAAGAGATGAGATCTATGAAGTTACAGCTTTTGATCATTTAAGATCTATTGGACTAACTGCTAGACCAACTGCATCAAATGATTTTAGAGTTCGTAGAGAAGCTGGAGCTATGCCTATGAATAGATTGATAGATGGTAAACCAGGTTTGCTTGTAGATAAAAGATGTCAAAGATTAAGGAAGGCATTATCTGGTGGTTATCATTTTAAAAGAGTACAGATCTCTGGTGGTGAAAGATATAGAGATGCTCCAAACAAGAATGAACACTCGCATGTCGGTGATGCGTTTATGTATTTATTACTTGGTGGTGGAGAACATAAAAGATTAACAAGAGGTAACAATAATAAATTTAAGCAATCAGTTGCTAGTACAGAATTTGATATATTTGCATGAGTGTAGGTTATGGATTTGGAATGTTGTTTGTAGGTATTGGTGCAATACTTGTCGCTGCTATAATAGCATATTTTATTATCAATAGAGATCAAGATGAGCAGTAAATCTAAAATCAAAGGTTCAAGAGTAGAAAGAAAGATTGTCAAACTATTTGAAGATCTAGGTATAAAGGCAAGGAGACAACCCATGTCGGGTGCTTTACAAGACTTTCCTTATGATGTTAAGGTAGATCTTTTGGGTGGTATGCATTGTGAGGTCAAGGCTAGAAAAGGTGGCAAAGGTTTTGCAACAATAAAAAGATGGAAAGGTAATGCAGATCTTTTAATTATGGTAGAAGATTTTGCAGAGCCGGGAGTTTACATAGATTGGAGTTTATGGAAAAGGATAGCAAAGATATTAAAAGAGAATGGTTAGTTAGAGTTTGGAAAAGAGGAGAGATGGAACTCAAGAAAGAGTTTACTATTTTTACATCAGAGAAAAGGATGGAGAGATTTGTTATACCAAAAAAGTATAGAGCCACTTATGAGAATACAAACACTTGAAAGTATATTTAAGGCAGATGGAAAGGACATGATTGTTCTACCATTCAAATCATATCTTCTTAACTTGATGGACTTATACCAAGAGGATAGAGATCATATTGATCAGATCCCTGGTTATCTTAATTATTTAGATGCATGTACTAAACAGGGTTATGGATATACTGTATTAGACAAAGGAAAACCAATAGTTTGCTTTGGTATTGTACCTCAATGGCCAGGTGTTGCAGAGTTATGGTTGATACCAGATAAAAACCTTATTCAAAAATGGAAACTAAAATTTCATAAGGGATCATTAAAATTTATGGAATTAGCAGCGGATGAACTAAATCTGCATAGATTACATGTAACAGTTAGTGCTAACAATGTTCGTAGTGTCAAATGGATAGAACATATATATTTTAAGAGAGAAGGTGTATTAAAAAAATATTCCTTCAATAAAAAGGACATGATAATGTATAGTAGGTTATTTTAGTATGTTAAAAAAAATATTTAAGAAATGGATTTGTTTAGTATTTTGTATGGGTACTTGTTTCTATACACCATGTACTAAAGGTAAAAAGAATGGGTAGTCTTTTTAAACCACCTAAATATACTCCTCCTCCAGCGATGGAGAGATCTAATAAATTATTAGACGAGAGAGATGCTAGAGCTGATGCAGCAGAGAAAAGTGAGAAAAGAAAAATAGCAGCAAAGGCAAGAGCAAGAAGAGGTGGGGGAAGATTATTATATTCTCAAGATAGAGCCTTACCAGCATTGGGGGTTGGCACTACACTTGTAGCTGATGAAAGTATAAGAAACCCAATGGATGATGAAAGGATGATGACATAATGGGTGGAGCTCCAAGAATAATTAGAAAAGTAATATCACCAGTTAAAAAGGTTGTTGCTCCTAGTTCTCCTATTGCAGAGAGAAGAGTTGAGGTAGCAAAGAAAACTGAACCAGAAACAAAAACAATAGCACCTAGAAAATTAAAACGAAGATCAAGAAAGAATAGAGCAAATATTTTAACTGCTGCTAATACAACTAATACAGCTCTTACTACTACATCTGATTATTCACCAATAAGAAATCCAAGAGATGGATCTAAACTAGGGAGTGCATAATGCCAGGTTATCATAAAAAAAAATCTAAAAAGAAAAAAATGAAAAGATCATCCAGAAAGAAAGGATTAGTATCTTATGGATAGTCATGAACAAGTTTATATAAGAAATCCAAAATTTAGAAAACCAAAGGAGCAAGAGGATGACAAGGAAGTTTCCGAAAGTTCCAAAGAGTAAAAAGGGTGTACCACTTAAATATTTATCTGGTGCAAAGAACCCAAAGGCAAAAGAGAGTGAGATATTGAGAACAAGAAGATTATATAAAAAAGGTTTATTAACTACTGCTATGATGGATGACATTAGCAAGAAAAGGGCAAGAGCATGAGTAAGGCAGCAGTTATAGCAAAGTATTCAAAGTCAAGTGGTATATCTAAAGGTACTTTGAGTAAGGTCTATTCCAGAGGCCTTGGGGCTTATTATTCTTCCGGATCAAGGAATGTATCAGCTCATGCATGGGCAGCCGGGAGGGTCCGGTCCTTTGCAACTGGAAAAGGTGGTGCTAGAAAGGCAGATAAAGATCTGATAAGATCAAAACGAAAGAAAGGATTGGTAAGCTAATGGCATATAAAATGAAAATGAAAAAGAAAAATCTAAAAGGAAAACAAACTAAATTAGATGCAAACAAAGATGGCAAGATCGGAAAAGAAGATTTTGCTATGTTAAGAAATAAAAAGAAACAAAAGGTGATGGCATGATAATATTTGGACATACTCCTAGAGAATGGAAGAGAAGAGCTAAAGAAAACAAATGGATGATTGTTGCTTTAGTTGTATCTTTTATATTAGGAGGCTTGATAATTTGATATGGTTGCAAAGAGATACCAAAACAAAAGTGGTGGTTTGAACCAAGCTGGAAGAGATTTTTTTAAAAGAACCGAAGGTAGTAATTTAAAATCCCCAGTATCAAAAGGTACAAACCCAAGAAGGGTATCTTTCGCAGCTAGATTTTCAAAAGTTAAAGGACCATTGATGAAAGATGGTAAACCAACAAGATTAAAACTTGCATTAAAAAAATGGGGTTTTGGATCTAAAGAGGCAGCAGCTAAGTTTGCTGCAAACAATAAGGCGAGGGCATAATGCATTTAAAATCAAATGAAGTATTAGATAGATCAAAGAAAGCCTTTGCTCGTAAAGAACAATGGAGAACTATTTACGAGGATTGTTATCGTTATGCTTTACCTCAAAGAAATCTTTACGATGGTTATTATGAGGGAACTGTACCAGGTCAAAACAAAATGAATATGGTATTTGATAGTACAGCTATCCACTCTACTCAAAGATTTGCAAATAGAATACAATCTGGCCTATTTCCTCCCTATAAAAAATGGTGCAGATTGGAGCCAGGTAATGACATACCAGCAGAAAGAAAAGCAGAGGTTCAAGCTGCACTAGATACTTATTCTGAAAAAATGTTTACTTTGTTAAGACAATCTAATTTTGATTTAGCTATGGGTGAGTTTTTATTAGATCTGTGTGTAGGTACTGCTGTTATGCTCATTCAACCTGGCGATGATATAAACCCAATACAATTTACTCCAGTACCTCAATACTTGATTGCATTAGAAGAGGGACCGAATGGAACAGTAGATAATGTTTATCGTAAATACAAAGTAAGAGCCGAGGCTTTACCAAGACAATACCCAGATATAGAATTGAATGATCAACTACAAAGATTGATAGAAAACAAACCTCAAGAGATGGTAGAGTTGATTGAGGCAGTTATATTAGATCCAGAAAGAAAAGATTATTGTTATCACATCATACATGAGAAAACTAGAGATGAGTTAGTCTTTCGTAGAATGGATACAACACCTTGGATTGTTGCAAGATATATGAAGATCCCCGGTGAAGTATTTGGTAGAGGACCATTAGTATCTGCTTTACCAGATGTAAAAACTTTAAATAAAACTTTAGAGCTGTTACTTAAAAATGCTAGTATAGCATGTGCTGGAGTTTATACAGCAGCAGATGATGGTGTTATCAATCCATCTAATATTAGAATTACTCCAGGTTCAATCATACCAGTTGCAAGAAATGGTGGACCACAGCCATCCTTCTATTTTCTTTT